AGATATGTAGCAGCATCAAAAGCCTGTTTAACTTGTGTAATCTTTTGTACTCTAAACTTCATATGTGTTGGCCCTGTAGATGGATATGTCATAGAGTATTGAGTACCCTGCGAAACTCCAACCCATGTCCAATTTCCGTATGTTCCACCTGTTTTCCACTGAACGTAAATATCAAAGTTTTTTATTGACGCTTGTTTTTCTTGTAATATTTTTTCTTCATTAGTTGGATTAGTTATTAAAAGTGCGGGCATAGTCCAAGAAATTTCTGCAAGATGTGCTATATCATTTATAATAACATTATGAGGAATACTCGTTCCTGCAATATCTTCAATATCAAAACCAATTTCATCAAACGTACTTGTTGATCCTAGTTTGTGTATTGGTGACCAATGTGAATACCTATTCTTATCTTCAGAAACAATTCTATATCTCATTTGATAAAATAGTTCATCATTATTTCCTGTATAATTTGGTAAATCTTTTTTTAATATTCTAACTTTTTTTATATTTTGATCTACCATTATTCAACATCCATGGCAAACCTAAACTCTATGTAGTTGCTAGTATTAGGACTTTTTACAATTGGTAATGAATCTATATTTCTTATAACTGTATAACCTGTTAAACCATATGCTGGATTTATATTGTTTTTGCTTTCAACTCTCAGGGCATCTAGTGCTACATAGTAAGACCCATCTACAGTGTCAGCGGTTGATGCACCAGTTAAAACTTGAGAATATACCTTAATTGTGTCTACTGATTTCCATGGAAAACCTTGAGTTATATTAATATCCTTTAATGCTTTGTTAACAACAAAATATCTGTTTACATCAAAATCATAAGCAGAGTCATCGTTAACATGATCAACTCTTGCTTCCATTCTTGCATACGCACCAGGAGTATTAGATGCAGAAAACTCTATTAAAATTCTAGCAGCAATTTTTGATGTATTGATGTCTGCATCACCACCATCTTTATTTAAAACACTAAAAGCAAGTCTGAGTTCATCAGAAGTAGAATATTTTGAAAGGTTTGCAGATGTTCCAGATAACTGAATAAAATTACCAGCACCAACTAATGATCCTGTTGATCCAGAAAATGTTGAAGAGTCTCCACTCATTAAAATCATGTTGTTTAAAAATCTTGATCTTTCATTTTTTTCATATCTAGATGTATTTAAGAAAATGGTGTTATCTGCATTTGTTTGAAAAATATCTAACTGCAGAGATGATCCGTTAACAGTAAAATAATCTTTAATAACATTTAAAATTAATGGGTCGTCCAATGGTTCTGCAACAATGTTTAAAGTATTAGATCCATTAATGCTCCAATTTTCTGACTGAGTAAAAGACAGCAAAGACTTACTGTCACTAGAACCCAATAGTGGGTTAAATCCAGCAGAGTATATTCCAACCTCAGTTATTTCATATCTTTCTTCTGTTGGCAATTCTGCAGTAAGAACAATTTTTGATACACCATCTTCATTTACTATACCCTTTGAGGAAACTGGTACTCTAAACATTTCAAAATCTAATTCTGTTTTATCAGAATAATCTGGCTTTGTGCCGCTAACGTATGGTTCTAAGGGCCTTGCACCGCAACCAACAGCAATATATGAAGCATATGAAGGAACTTGACCAAGTAGGTATTTTAATATTATATTTTTGCCAGTACTAGTAATCACTTAAATCTCCTAGATTATATTGTATCATAATAGCCACTTCCATTAGTTAGTATGCTTATCTCTACTTGTTCATCATCTTCAATATTGATTAGTTCTACAATTAAATCTCCTGTTGATGATTCTATATAAACGTTTACACCATTGTTGCCATTTGCAACATTTGGTATTTTTTGATCAAGATTAATTGTAAAGTTTTTAAAGTATTCATAGGATGTTTGAAAAACTGGAGCAAGTGTATAAGAGTTATAACTTTGTAATATTTTACTAGAGTTGTAAATGTTATCATAAACAAGGTTAGAACCAAACACTGTATCGTTTCTATCAACATTAATAATTTCTTGTCCCCCAATATCTTCAAATATTAAATTAGACATAGTCTCTATAGAAACTTCTTCGTCTCCAACTATTATATATTGTGGCTCTGCAACCTTGACCAGGGAACTGTTTGAAGAATTAGAGTATATTATTTGTGGTGTATTTGGAATTGAATCACTCATCTGCTACCTCATAACAATATAACTTCATAGTTGGTCCTTGTGCTGATCTTGCATACTCAATATTATACACAACAAATCTTTTACTTTCTGATGCTATTATATCTTCATCATTAGAATTCTTATAATATATGCTAACTATGTCTCCAAGTTGAATTGTTGGTGTAGCAAATATATCCAAACCAATTGCATTTTTAGGATCTATGGTTTTATTAACAATCCACCCAAGAAGTGCTTCAGCATCATCTTTTGATTGTATGTATGGAGTGTCCATAGTAAACTCCTTTGTGCCATACTTAGATTTACTTATTTTTAATTTATTATATTTATCCTTAGAATCAGTATTTGATTTTATAGTCTGATCATCTAAATACTGTGTTTTAATATAGTTTGAGTTTTCTTTATAATAATCCTCTACTGTCAAAGTGTGATTTGTTGATTGAGTAAATGCAACACCTTGAATTCTTAAATAGTTTCCAGATGTTTCATCTAATGATAAAACGGTGTCAGTTGCGTTAAAAATTAAAAATTCTGCACCATAGGCGTCTGGCAAAAATCCAGAGACAGTGTATCCTTTTATTTTATTAAAAGTTGGAGATATTTTAGAGTATAACGCTGGATACGCTTTGTCAAATTTAACATTAAAGTATGCACACTCTCTCATAATTGATCCAAACTCATCAAAGTAAAAGTTATATGATGGTGGTTCAGAAGGACTTATACCAGATAAATAGGTTGATTGTATTACAGAACTTAAAGCATATTTTCTAAATGCATCATTAGAGGTAAGTTCTTGATTATCAAATATTTTATTAAATGGTATGTCTATATTTTCTGAAACATTTTTAGCATAGTTACTTCCTAAAGCAAATATATTTTCAAACATAATCTTGGATGTTCCTCTAGTAAACAAACACATATTATTATAAATAGGTAGTGGATTTGTGTCATCAACTATTGCAACAATGTTATTGTTTATATATAAATAAAATTTTCTTGTTTGTCCAATATCTAAATACTCAACTGCAAGATCGTATACAGTTGGATTAGATTCTCCTGTCATTCTATATTGTCCAGTAAAATTACCATCATCAACCAAAATATTTGTTGAGCCAGACCATAACTTTACAGGAACAGCCATTTCTGTATCATTATCTTTTCCTATTTTATAAAATAACAAATTAGCAATTGTAGAGCCATTGGCATATTTGTCTATGTTTGTTTCTGTTAATGCTGCAATTTCAAAATAATACCCCACATTATTTGTAGGATTAACCATAACTCCAAGACCACCAGAGCCGCCACCTATGCTTATATTTTGAGATGGATCAGTTCCAGGAACTACATAATATGTCATACTTCCAACTGGTGTTTGACCTCTAACCTCATTATTTTCAACCTTACCAATAATTCTTAATCTGGTACCAAAATGTTTAAACTTACTATCCAATGGTTTATAAACATAATTAATATAATTAATTGGTTTTTGTTCAAAAGTAAATGACGGTCCAGCCATAACTAATGCGGATGACTGTATATTTCCTGATTTTTTATTAATTGAATTTTTGCTATCATATTCTGAAGTATAAGAACTTGATAAAAAGTTTTTAATAATACTAGTTCTAGTTGTTTGCTTTGCCATAGCGTTACTAACTCCAGCCTCACCAACTACAACCGTTTTATCTAATTCTTTATCTGCAAACAAATATTCAGAATACATATTACAACCCTTTACACTGTTTTCATTAGTCCAATATGGATTTAGTCCAGCATAATGATTTGTAATCTGTGTTTCAAATTGACCTCTTCCATGTTTTATTAAATCCCCTTCTTTTAAAACTTTTACCCCATTAATCTCTACATAGTCTAATTCTGTATAAATTCTAATTAATCCAGTTGGATACATTTTTCCATTAAAAGGTAATTGAGAAAAATAATTCTCATAGTCTTCAACATTAGTTATCCAAATATTTCCTATTCCAGAAACGCTATATTCAACTGCATCATATCTAATGACTTCACCATTTGAATAAAAATATCCGTTATAGTTGCTAATCCAATATATGTTTTCTCCAAGATCTATAGTATTATTCAATAAAACATTATTGCTAATTGATGGAATTTCACTTGATAGTGATGAGCCCAGTGGTATTGCTGCCAGAACATATGATGACATTGATGCAGCAGATTCATTTACAGTTTTAGTATTACTTTTTCCAGAAACTTCCCATAGCAATGTTGGTTTATATATCCAAGTTTTTTCTTTATCAATTAACGTCGCTTGCTTTATTGATCCTAAAGTTTTTTGAATATATCTAGTAGTATAGTTAATTTTTCCAGAATTCAAAACTTTTGTATCAATTATTGAGGCATTTAATATATTTTCTTTATTGTTTATTTCATTATTTTTAGAACCGTAAAGGGTAATATCTGATACTCTATCTGTTAACTTTGGCACTGTGTAATTTTTACTCATTACAACCAGATCGTTTTCTTCATTAAAAAACATAGATGATTGAGAAGATATTGCTAAATCATTTAAAACTTGTGCAATGTTTTTTTCTTCATTACAAAAAAAGAAAGGAATAATCAGTTCCTGTTCATTTTCAATTTTTTTAAATATATAGTTAGAAAATCCAGCGTAATCTAATAATGTGGAAACTACAAAACTTAAAGACACGTTTGTTAAAAATAAACTAGGTGCATTTATTTGCTCTAGATAAAAATAATAATCTCTTAATTGTATGGATGTTTTTCCACTTTGAACATCTGTTTGTGGTATAGTATCTGAGTAAAGTTTTTTTAATGGTACATAATAATGAGCATTGTCTATAGTTTGAATATCTTCATAAAAACTAAATTTAACATTATTATTTAAATATTTGTACACAATGCTGTTTGTATTATTTTTATTAAAAGACATGTCTGGATCTATTAACTCTAAATTTCCAGTAGACGCTAAAAGTTGACCTACTGGTAATCCGTTTGTACTTAAATCAGATATTGATTTATTCAAAGAATAACCAATAACGTTATCTGTTATGTCTGCCAGTAGTCTTGGAGATAACTCTATTAAATCAAAAACACTGTCAAACTTATTCATTGTGCTTACTACAATTCTTATTCCATTTATATATTGAAACTCTTTATATGAAATACTACTGGTACCAGCATTAGTATATGATATGACATTTACTAGTTCTGTTACCCTCGAAGTTTTATCTATTTCATCTTCTAATAAATCCCATCCATATTCTGGAACAAATGAATCATAGTCAAATCCATTATAAACATAAAGGGTTCCTATTTCGCTTTTATATTTTTCAGAAACCAAGTATGCATCACCATATGAAGCGGTATCTGGCAATAGCGTTGTTGATAAAATAATATCAACTAAAGAAAACTTATCTTTATATCTTGATGGAACAACTAGTCCATATTTTAATTCAACATGTCCATCAGAACCAACAATATTTTTTCCATCTGATCTTGTAGAATTTTCATCAAAACTGATTATGTCTATCCAGTTGTCATTATTTAAAACTTGAACCTTCCAAGCATTTGGAGTTGTTTGATTGATATATCCATAAAATGGATCTTCTATATTTTCAGAAACTGTTGAGAATGGTCCTAAGTTAATTTCACCAACATTTGTTTGCATCTTAATAACAATTCTGTTAACTGGAATGCTATTTTTATACACCACAAATGGTGCAACGTCGTCTATGTAATTTTTATTATTTAATATATTTTTAGCAACCCCTCTTTCAATATTGTCTTCTGTTCTATAAGAACTCCAATACTTAAAATAGTCTCTTTTGTCTGACATGTAGTATCTTGGTCTATTGGCCAAGTATGAATTTGAATTGTGAAAATATTTATTATTAAAATATTGCATTTTATTTATTCCAGATCTTGGTCTAAACTTATTAAAGCAATCTTCTAATGAAAATAACTGTGCTTCTTTTTCTTTAATAGAAGTAAAAAGTTGTGGTTCGTCTAAGTCATCATAGCCACCATCTATCACTATGTCCGCACTGGTTGCATTTGTATAATAACTTCCACTATCTTTAGAATCATAAGAGTTAATAATATTTTTATATTTAGATAAATTTTCTAATGGACGGTATCTATAATTTCCAATTTTTAATAAATTTTCTGCATCATTAAAATTCCATTCTGCTAAAACTAAACCTTTAATATTTACGTTATTTGACTCTTCAAAAATTTGCTTAACGCTGTCATTTTTAAACATTAGACTTCTTCCAAAGTTATGTTTACGTCCCACAGATCATAAGTATTTGGACTTCTTTTTGTTACATTGTATGAAAAATCAGTTATGTATATTTCTTTAACTTCTTGATATTCTTTAATTCTATCCATAGTGTTTGTTTGGTCTTGAAAATTGCTATATCTATCATAAGAAATAAATAGATAAAATGATTCTGGATGAGTTAAATACCAGTCTAATAATTCGTTTCCTCCCGCTCCACCATCTACTGTATACTTATTTGCTGCACCATTATCTTTTCCAGTTGTTGTATCAAATTTAGGAATATTACTAAAAGATCTAGATGGTAGATTTTGCCAAGATACGGATAAAGTAAACTTATCTGCAACAAAGAATGATCTCATTTTTCCATTTATAGTTCTTTCTCTTTGCTGTATTCTGTTATTTTTTACATCTATTCCGCCACGATTATGGTCTGATAAGATTAAAAATGCGGAACCCTCTTCGTCAATTTGATCTGAATTTGTACCAACCTCATAACCTTGAGGTACATGTGTTATACCGTTATCTCCTTCTTCTACAGTACCAGGAGATTCAGCAAACATAAGTGCTTGCGGTCTACCATATTTTTTTCTACCAGCAAGGTAATTTAAAGTTGCCATTATATTCTATTCCCCTTGATTCTTTGAGAATCTATTTG